TCTGATTATGCTTAAGCCCAAAAGCTTTCACGTCCCCGGCGCTTTGCTCATTGAGCAGCACATTGTCAAAGATGGGCCTAGCCCGTACTTTGTCGCATGGAAGCCGCACACCTCTCGCCTGTTCTATGACCGCAGAGAAATGATGCGCTGGGTTCGTTGGCCTATTGGGACTCCTACAAGAGACGCTCTTAATGAATGGCTGAACAGCCTTGAAGCGCCAAAGGCTCCACCTGTTGATATGGAGGCAATCAAGCGCGAAGGCTTTGGCCCTGAAGCCCACGCCTTAGATGATTCCGACCCCAACAGTCAGACGCGAACGGTGATCTGACCAGGCACTGGACAAATCTTGTTCAATGGTGTACCATTAGAACAAGCCCGAGAGGGCACCGCTTAAAAACAAATGACAACCGCAACTCACACTCTCACTGACGGCCTTAACAACTTCATCTTTGAAGTTTCAGCTGAAAACTGCCTGATCAAATTCGTTAATTGTTTCGGCGCTATCACCGACACTATGGAGTTCACAGTTGAAGGAGGTCGTAGACAGTGGAAGCTTGCTCTCGCTTGTGGCAGCAAGCGTGGTTACACCAACCCACTTCGTCCTGAGCCTTCTGCTTTTGCTGTTGAGGCGGGCAAAACTCCACTCTTTGTTGATTGATCACTAGGGGCTTCGGCCCCTTTCCCCCTACCGCTGAGAAGCATCCATGGATTTTCACGAAACCTCACTTCGCGCTTACGAAGCTCGCCAACGTTTAGAAGACGCTCAACCCATCCCAACCGTTAAGCCAACATTCTTTGTGATCACGCCAGCCTGGTCTGAGTGGGCACTTGACCGTGACCAGCTCAAAGAGTTGACTGACGACGCCACTCTTGGCGGCCTGACCTACACAATTGAAACCTGTCCTTTCTGATCACTTGCCGGGAAGTCCGATGCCGTACCCCATCCGGCTGAAAGCTATACAAAACCCTTGAAGGGAAAAGCAGGGCGCGTTAGTGGCGCGATCCATCTCCCGGCATCACATTTTTTAAACACTTACCTCCTGGAGTTCTTGTGAGCTTTTTTCAAAAAGAGATAAACCGCATCAACGAGATGCCTCCGCCTCTTCCTCCTCATCTAGCTAACGATTCCGAAGTCCGTGCGTTTGTGGCCGAGCTTCAATGTTCCATGATCTGCTGGGAGCCATGGCTCCTTAAGAATTGGCCAATTAAACAAATTGAGTCTCTTGGCTTAAGTAACCAATTTTGGGAAACTCTTGCCATGACATCCGCAGCTTGTTTGGAAAATTTGGAGCAATACTCGGAGCTGTATCAACGCTTTCGCGATCACAACGAATTTGAGTTTGAAGACTTTTTTTATGCGGCTTTAGCGATGGCAGAAAAGCAAGGCTTTGAATGGGAAGGACCAATGGATGATTTGCCGCCTACCCCAAGCCCAATCAAATGAAAAGCATGGAATCTCTCGACACCAAGCTCCGCTTACTCCAAAATGCCAACGACCTTAGAGCCTTCAAACTCCATGAACAAAGGATCGCCAGGCTCTATACCCAATCCCAGAATCTCGATCGATCCAGGAGGCTCAACGATCAAAATTAAGATCGGGAGCGTTGAAGGTTCTGTCAGCTCTCATCACGACGTAATCTCTAAAATCCATCAGCTTCAACGCGCTTGGCTCAAAGCTCAAGGCGAAACCCTCCTCTAGCTTTTGCTAACCTCACGGCATGGGTAAGAAGTCGACAAACCTACAGATTCAAGAACGTGTCAATACTGTCTATCAGTTATTGATTAAGTCCTATTCGCGTTTTGAGATCGTGCAATACGCCGCGAAAGAGTGGGGTGTAGCGGATCGACAAGCTGATGAGTATTTATTCAGAGCAAGGCAGCTCATTGCTAAAGACTCAGAGATTGAACGCCCTGAATGGTTAGCCGCTGCAATTGCACGCCTTGTGGAATATGAAAAGCGTGCAGGTAGAGATGATCAAATTCCTGTTGCGATCAAGGCTTTAGAGACGCAAGCCAAGCTCTTGCGCTTTGACCTCAACTGATGCCGTTGCTATCAGGCATTACTGGAAACGAGCCCTTGCTTGGGTTTGTCAAAGACGTTCAAACGTTTGAACGGCCAACAACTTCAGAGGTCTTAGCGCGTGTTCAAGATGGAATGTTGCCCCATCAAACCAAGTTCTGCGAAGACACTGAGCACCGCAAGCTTGGTCTTGTTTGTGGCTTTGGAGCCGGGAAAACCTACGGCCTAATTTGTAAAAGCGTTCACATGGCTGCGCTAAACGTGGGCCATGTTTCAGCCTTGTTTGAACCTATAGCCCCAATGCTCAGGGATATTCTCCAGCGTGGAATGGATGAGCTGCTTGAGAAGTGGGAAATTCCTTTTGACTTTCGAGCGAGTCCACTCCCTGAATACACCTTGCATTTTGCAGAGGGCTCACACACCATCTTGCTTCGCACCATGGAAACGGCCAACAGAATCCGAGGTCAAAATTTGTGCGCTGTTGGGTTTGATGAGGCTGACACCGCAAGTAAGTCGGTTGCTACCCAAGCCATGCGGATGGCTTTAGCTCGCCTTCGCTCTGGCAACGTGCAGCAGTTCTACGCCGCCACCACGCCAGAAGGTTTCGGGTGGGCGTTCGACACCTTTGAAAAGAACGCAAGTGAAGACACCGCTTTAATCCGCGCCAAAACAACTGACAACCCTTTTCTCCCGGATGGATTTGTTGACTCGCTGCTGGAGAACTATCCAGAGCAACTTATTCAGTCTTATCTGAACGGAGTCTTCGTCAACCTAAACACTGGTCAGGTTTATGACCGTTTCGACCGCGCTAAGCACGTCATCGCAGAGCTGCCAAACGTCGAGAACGAGCCTTTAAGGATCGGAATTGACTTCAATGTCACAAATACCAACGCGGTCATTGGAGTGCGCATTGGCGACCGATTAGTGGTGATTGATGAGGTCTCAGGGGCGCACGATACTGATGCTTTGGCTCAAGAGATAAGACGGCGATACCCTGATCAAAGAATCTATGTTTACCCAGACGCCTCGGGCCAGAACCGCCATACCAACAGTTCTCGCACTGACATCGCCATATTGGAGTCTTATGGGTTTACCAATCTTTCGGGCAAAAGTAACGGTTTCGTCCGTGATCGGGTTCTTGCTGTTCAGGTGTTGCTGGAGAGCTCCAAGGGAGCAGTCCGCGTGCAAATCTCTGAAAAGTGCAAAAGGCTAATTGAGTGCCTTGAACTGCAATCTTGGAATGCAAAGGGCGAGCCAGATAAGGAGGGGGGCTTCGACCATTTCTGTGACGCCTTCGGGTATCTGGTAGTCAGAGAATTTAATCCTCTTTATCAGCGAGCTGGTCGAGGCACTGGCATTAGGCTATATTGACCGCACTGAGATCTGACGGACAACGGCTGGGTGATACCAGACCCCCGTCACGACTGTTCATCTAGATGGACTGGCCGATTCGTTTCTAGAGCGTCTAACGGGATCAAAGGCATTGATTTGGGGGCGTGTGAAAACCGTCCCCTTTCTTGTGTCTACAGATCTGTCGATTAACATCAGACTATTGGGCGGAATTTAGCTGTGTATTCAGGTTTTTCGGGTGGCAGGCAGCGGGTTGGAAGCGTTACTCGCGTTAACGACCCGAACACAGCCTGGATAAATCAGGAGCCGCATTGGGAGCTAATCGAAGCTCTTTTGCAGGGCACTTATGGCATCAGAAAGAAGCATCGAAAATACTTGCCGCAAGAACCTAGGGAGCTTGATGAGTCATACGACAACAGACTGATCCGCTCAACACTGGCCCCTTATTACGTCAGGCTTGAGCGGATGTTGGCGGGCATGTTGACCCGTAAGCCCGTCAGATTGACAGACGTAAGCGACCTAATTACAGAGCAGCTTTTTGACGTTGATCTTCAAGGCAACGATCTAAACGTCTGGACTTATGACACAGCCAGAAAGTGCATTAGATACGGCCACGTCGGAGTGCTTGTTGATGCCCCACAAGCAGGGTCGAATGGTCGTCCTTACTATGTGACATACACGCCCCGCGACATCTTGGGATGGCGCACAGAATTAAGCGATGGGCAGCAGAA